ACAGACCCCTCCGTGATTGAGTACGCGGATCTGAGTCGTAAAATTGACATCGCTCTGCGCACAGGCGATCTACGAGACACGCCTCTTCTGAAGTTCAGAGAGGGTTACAAGACGTACTTCCTAGAGAGACCTACTGGCTGGTACGACACAAGGATTCCTGTCACATCTACTTCTGCCTATTCATCGTTCCCTGCCGAGGTGATCGACAAGGACATGGTGGACGCCCTTACATGGGCATCAAAGACGAAGTACAGAATTGACCAGGACTACTACGGATTCGTGGACAAGCTACTGCACTTCGAAGATGACAAGGGCAAGGCCGAGTACTATAATGAGCTCAACACATTCAAATCCTATCTTCTGTCACGCGGAGACTCGTACGAGCGCATTAAGGCTATGTCCTGGCTCAAGGATCGCCCATTCAGTAACACAGCGTTCATCGATCATCGCGGGCGCGTCTACGATCGCGGTTTCATCAGCCCGCAGTCCGGCGAGACATTTAGGCCGTTCCTGAATGCCAACAAGGAGTACGCCTTCTCCGAACGGGCTTATCGCGTGTTCAAGGACCAGATTGGTGGATTCATGGGCGGGCTCAGCGACGTGTTCGAGGGGCGCCATGATTCGCTCACTGTTCTGGGACGCCAGGCGATTGCAGATAGACTGCGCCCACAGCTGGTGCAGATCGGTAAACAAATCCTGTCAGGAAAACCGAATGATATTCGAGCAATTCTCGCCAATCCACTTTTGGCAGAAGTGGATGGAGAAGACATTGGCAAGTTCTACAGGCTTGCCATGGAGTACGCCAAGATTGACAACTTCCTGGGAGGAGACTACAAGAATCTGGGAAGATTGGCTAATTACCGTACCGCTCTCGTGCTGGAGCAGGATGCATCAAGCTCCGGAGCCCAAATCATCGCGCTCACGACGCGGAACAAACAGCTCGCGGAGCTAAGCAACGTTGTCCCTACTGATCGCAAGCAGCGCCTGTACGATGAGATCGCCGCGGCAACCTTCCATGATCCTCGTTTCACTGAGCTGAACAAACGTCTGGGTATCACGGAACGCGATCTCAAAAAAGCTGCAAAAGCTCAAAACATGGTCACGTTATACGGAGCTGGCACTAGGACAGGCGTCATCAACGTCGAGAAAAAGCTCGGCAAGGCCTTGGGCAAAGAAGAAGGCGTGCTAGTGCTGAAGGCTGAAGAGCGCGACAAGGTGCTCGGCGACATCTCAGCACAGGCCGCCAAGTACAAGCGTTTCGATCCGGACACCGCTGAAGAACTCATGGAGCTCCGTGGTGTGGTGAAAGAGGCGTTCAACGAGGGCCTACCCTTGGGCGACGAGATCATGGAGCAACTGTGGTTCCTACAGCCTGACACACGCGAGTTCGTGCAGAAGCTGTCGCGTAGCTACGACAAGGTAGTCACGCCAAAGGACTTCAAGGATGTAGCCAGTATCATGTCCGAGAAGCTCATGGAGCGTACTCCTGTGCTCATGACCTTCACCAAGTTCTTCGGGCGCCTGGCAGAGGACTATGTGCTCAATGCGAAGCCTTCTAAAGCGGACTTCGACTGGAAGAAGATAGCTAAGCATTACATCGTTGGCGACAAGCGCGGTTACAGAATACCCGACTCCTTGGCATTCCTGATGGGTATAAAGCGCGGGACAACCGTGCAGGAAGCTGCGTTCAAACGCTTCGGTTTCTGGAAACCCGGCGGCACGTTGCGCGAGATAATCGAGGGGCAGGAAGACGCCACACGTAGGCGCATGGGCGCGAAGTACATGAAGATCAAGGTAGCCAAGGTCTTCAAGCTATTCGAGATCTCTGTGTTCAAGTCCAACCAGCTGCCCAAGAGCTGGACCAATGTTCCATTCGTCAATTTCGACGGCAAGGTGCTGGAGCAGAACTACAGCAAGGTCATCGAGAAACGTCTCGCCTACAAGGACAAGAACGGTATCTGGAACAACAACATTCTGCAAGTGCAGGAAAAGACGGAGGCTACCTGGTGGGAGGAGCTGCTGAACGAATCTGGCAAGATTCAGGACGTAGCCGATCCAGGCAGAGCGCGTACTGCCTTTGGCGTCAACGGTTGATTTGGCCGTTGTAAAACAGGGTGAATTCGGTGGAACTCTCTAGGAGACAATACCGAGCCAAGCCATGAGAGGGATCTCGTGGAAGGTGTAACGACTAGGGCATACCATCCAGAACGGATGATGAAGCCTATACAGCCAAGCGGCTGGAAGCTCCCTGCATCGAAAGATGAAGATATAGTCTCGTCTGCATGGCGACATGCAGCAGTTTAACTCAGGAGAATACTGTGGATTTACATGCCCTTTTCACGTATCGTGACGGCAAGCTTTTCAACAACACTACACGCGGCCAGGCAATTGCTGGCAAAGAGGCTGGTTCCGCCTGCACTGATGGCTACCGTAAAGTGCGGGTATTCGGCAAGTACATGCTCGTGCACAGAGTAATCTGGGAGATGCACTATGGCCCTCTGATGAGTGGTCAGGTGTTGGACCATATTAACCGTGACAGAGCTGACAATCGAATAGAAAACCTCCGACTGGTCTCTATTCAGCAGAACCAGTTTAACAAGTCCAGACAACGCGACGGTACCAGCGGGTACAAGGGCGTCTGGTGGGACTCAGCAAAGCGTGTATGGAAAGCTTCCGCCCGCACAGAAAAGGGCAGGATCTACTTAGGGCAGTTTGAGACTGAAATAAAAGCCGCTGTAGCATATGACAAGTGCGTCATGGATTTGCACGGAGAATTTGCTGCCCTTAATCTTGAGTATGAAACGGAAGAGGAACTAGCGCTCCTCTTTGAAGAGTAACGAACCACTCAAACGACGCAGTGATTGTCAAACGATTCCATTTGTGGGGCAAGAAGAATGGTGTACCCACTTCATCCATTCATGACGCGTTCTTCACTCCAATTGCCGAGATGGACAATGCCAAGCGCGCTCTCAGAGAGATCTACGCAGAAACATTGAAATCCAATCCGATCCTAGCTACATTGAACGAGATGAAGGCCCGTGGTCTGCCAAAGGAGCTCTACGACAAGTACCTCAACGAGGCTATTGACACGGGCTTGATTCCCGTACCAGGCAGGTCGAAGATTGGCGGAAGGACGCTTCTTGCGTCTGACGTTTTGAGGCCCCAAGACATATTACAGCAGATAAATGGATCATATACGTCCAACAGAGACTGGTACGGCATCGGTCCATGAAGTCATACGTGTGAGGTGTTGCCCAGCGGGGCGCCCTCACGCGGCAGTGAAAATGACAGATAAGGGATAAGTGCAATAACGCCCTTTTTGAGCACTAAGCTATTGCACTTATTTGATCATCCGACGACACGCGCGCGGTTAAATTAAGGGGGCACCCGCCCCCGACCAGCAGGATGAAGCTGGGAGTCCACGTTGTGCGTGAGCATAGGAAGGAAGAGTATGAATAAGAAGATATACTCTCCCTCCTGTAACTGACCCACTGAACCTCCCACTACCTGCCCCACTAAACGTACCCCTTAAAGGGTGCCCCCGATTAATATTGGAATGAGTTTGCGCTGTTGACTCCTTCCGAACTCTTCATGTTGAGGAATAACGATGGAAATTACACCTGAAATCCAAGCATTGCTCGACGAGCAAATGGCAAAAATTACTGCTGACTTCAAGCTCAAGCTTGATAAGGCGTATGAGGAACGTGACAACGCGAACGCTTCTGCGAAGAAGGCTGCCGACGATCTTGCTGCCGGCAAGCGTTCTCACGATCTGGACGTACTGAAGGCCCGCGAAGAAGGGCGCACTACTGGCGAGAAAAAGCTGAATGCTGCGCTTGAACGTATTGACGCTCTAGAGGCGCACAATACTGCTCTGGCCAAGGACAAGGCCGTGAATTCGGCGTTGACCGGCTTTACGTTCCGTACCTCTTCTGCCCAACAGATCGCACGCGATCTTGTCTCAGGCAACTTGGTTCAGAATGACAAAGGCGAATGGGTTGTGTCTGATGGACGCTCCCCTGAATCCTACGTCAAAGAAACCCTCGAGTCGGATGAATATTCCTTCCTGCTCAAACCCGCTGTCTCCTCTGGTGGCGGAACTGGACGTAATCAAGGTGGTGGCGGCGAGAACGAGCCTGCCTCGCTCCTTGAGAAGAGCAACGAACAACTCCTTAAAAGGTATATGAAATGAGTGAAACTCTCAATCTGAGCGGCATCAATGGCAACACCTACGTGCTGCAAGCCGCCATGACTGACCTGGCCGACGAAGCCTACACCAGTGCAAAGAAGCTGGTGGGTACGGGCTTGGTCACTACCCCTGAAGGTATCAGCGGTGACACCGAGACTTACGCCGGCCAACTGCGCTGGAATCGCCCGATCCAAGCGACCGTCAACGTCGGCAGTGCAACGAACCCTGCTGACGGTGCCCTGAGCTCGCACACGATGGGTCAGATGGACTACATCAAGACGACTCGCTCCGTTGGCATGCGTGAAAGCCAGATTACTTCTGCCCTGACGCAGAAGAACGGTCTGGCCAAGCTCATGCGCGATCAGACGGAGATCCGTCTTGGTGACCAGAACAAGTCCATCCTGTCGGTTCTGCGTGGTGTGGCCATCTCCGAGGTCATGAAGGGTGTTGCCAATTCCGGCGGCCAATCCTTCACCAACGACCCCGCTGATTCCAACTATGGCTTCTACGTCGATCTGGGTGCCAGTAACACCCTCATCACTGCACAGGACGCCGTCAATCGTGGCGCTTACCGCGCGAAGAACCTGCTGGATGCATTCGGCAAAGGCTACAAGGACTACGAGCCTGACTACGCCTACCTCGTCGCCACTCCTGCGATGATGGCCGATCTTCGCAGCGCCAACCTCGTCGATGATACCGGCGTTGAAGACGGCGGCATCATGTTCGAGACGATCTTCCAGGGCAAGTTCCGGCTGATCAAGTCCCGCGCAAATATGGGCTTCTCGTCTGCCGAATTGACCGCGCTCAACGCGAACAAGCCGGGCGGTGGCGGTGTTGCACTGGCCGGTAAGCAGGTCGCCTTCATTGTCCTGCCCGGCGCGATCGGCTTCAAAGACCTGTCCATTGACGTGCCTGTCGAAGCAAAGCGCAATGCCTCGTCCTTTAACGGCATGGGTTCCACTGAGATGTGGTATCGTTGGGGCTACGTTGCGCACCCTGTGGGCTACAGCTGGATTGGCAAGCGTGACAATTTTGTTGCAGACAGCCAATACTCCAAAGTCAGTGGTGACGCTGGTGCCACCTGGATCGACCTGTCAACTAGCGCGGCTACCGGTACTACAGGCGCGTGGCGTCGTGAGGCGACGTCCGCTGTCAGTCTGGGCATCTTGCCGATCTTCTACGGGAACTGATCATGCTGGATGTCACCAATTCCTACGTCACTCTGGTTGAGGCTGAAGCTTACTTCGCTTCGCGCCTTGATGTAGCTGCATGGGTGGAAGCCACTGCATCACAGAAGGAACAGGCCTTGGTGACAGCAGCAGGTTCCATGGAGAGTTTCGACTGGGTGGGGGTTATCACGAATCCTGACCAGCCGCTGGCATGGCCACGAGTTGGCAGTTACTTCGAACCCAGATTCGGATACACCACACCTCTAATTGGGGTGCCAAATCGTGTCAAGAATGCGCAGTTAGAACTGGCGTACCATCTGTTGAACAACGACGGTATTCTGGACGACACTGCTGCCGTCAAGAACGTGAAGGTGGGTCCGATCGAGATAGAGGGTATCCGTGCGCCTTCCACTGTCAGCTCCATCGCCTCAAGGACTCTGCGACCCTTGCTCCGAAACAGCGGCGTGGCTACCGTTTGGAGAGCAAATTGAGGGCCACAGTCTCTGCCGCCGTCTCCATCGCTTTCAAGAGTCTGAAAGACCTGGCGGTACCCGCGAAGGTAACCTTACGTAGCGCGACTTACGACTGGAGCGCAGGTGCCACTGAAGGTGGTGTCTCTGTGCCATGCGAGGCCGTGTTCGTGACCGACACTGTTCAGAACGGCGACGTCAAACAGTACGCTATCATAAAGTTTGAGGGTATCATTCCTGCATTCTCCCGCATCAATGCCGGCGGGAAATGGTATAAATGCGGAGACCCTGTGACTTCTCACAAATTTGTCGTGATGGTGGATGTCTATGAAATTCAGTAAAGCTTTCGATAACCTGAGTACCCTTTTTGTCAACAGTGGGCTGGCCGTATGGCCTGTGGGCGTTCGCCCTGAATCTCGTCCAGAGGTTTACGGCGAGCTGTCCTTTATACTGTCAGACAACGGCGTGAACTCGGCAAGTGTCGCGGGCTCTGTAATCGTCGACATTTATATCCAAGATGGGGTAGGCCCACGAGCGGCCTACGTCTTCGGAGATTCGTTGGATGACTATCTCTTGCGTAAGAGCCATGGAGGAACGCAGTTCTTCAGCTCAACGCTCGTACCAAGAGGCCCGTCACCAACAAACTCCACAAGGAGTATTTACGAGTACTCCGTAACTTTCAAACACTTTGGAGCTAACTGATGTCTCACATTTCCACTATCGGTGCCGGTATGTATTCGGGCCTGTGCGTTGCTGCACCTGCCGCGCAACCTACCGCGGCCGTCCTGCAAGCTCTCGGCACCAAGGCCGACTTCGCGACCTATTTCGCGAGCGAAATCGCCTCGCAAGGCGGTACCGCTGCTGCCGGCGCGTTCGTGAACCTGGACAACGTCCGCGAATTCCCTGATCTTGGCACGCCGCCGAACGTCGTCAACGTCCCCACCTATGGCTCTTCGACCAGTCGTCAGGTGCAGGGTCAGGCCGACCCGAGCTCGATGGAGCTGACCCTGAACTACGTCCCTGCCGATTGGGCCAGCGGCTCGCTGCTGGGTGACGCTGTCGGTGACGGCAAGACGCGAGTCTTCCGCTTCGCACTGCTGAACGCACAGCCCACTGGCACTGGCGCTACCCGCCTGGCTTCCTCTGCCGCAGGCCTGGGCACCGTGGAGAACTCGCAATGGTTCTTCCTGGGCAAGATCGAGGCCCTGCAGGTCAAGCCGCAACTGACCGACGCCAACCAGGCCACGGTTACCGTGACTCTTCAGTCGAAGTTCTTCGGCGCTTTCACTGACAACGTCTAAAATGGAAAAAGCCCCTTTCACGAAAGATTTCGTGCTGGGGGTCACGATCGATCATCAGATCAAGGCGGTGGAGTTCTCTATCAAGAAAACATTGGCGCGCGCATACGCGTCCTCCACCTCGCCGGAGCTCAATAAGGAGATCGTGATGACCCTCCAAACTCTCATTACTTGGCGCCAGGATTTGGCAGCCGCAAGGAAACAATATGACCCCTCCCGTGAATGTGATTGCGCTGTTGACGCGCAGCAAGAACACCACCCTGAAGCTTGATGCTGGCATCGAACTGCAGATCAAGTCTTTGTCTCTCGGAGCACTGGAACAGCTGCAATCCGAGGTGAAGAAGGTGGAAAACAGTGAAGATCCCAAGGCACAGTTCTTGCCTGTCTTGCGGGCGGCAGTTGTCGGCCTGGAGGACGTGTCTGGCGAAGAGATCAACGGTTTCCTCCTGGAAGATCTGCGCAAGATCGCCGATAAGGTAATGGAGGTGGGAAAGTAACACTTTCTGACGAGGAGATGGCCCTGTACGAGACGGCTTATCTCCTCGGCAGGACGGTCCATGAGATCAGGGATGAGATGCCTTACAAGGAGCTCCAAGGCTGGTTTGAATACTTCGACCGCCGTCCAGTGGGATGGCGTGAGGACCAGAGGACTGGCATGCTATTGAACGCATGGGGCGCCAAAATAAAGCCTGAGCAGGTGTTTCCCAGTTTGGCCGCTTTATCCCGAAATTCATCCAAGCGTGGTATTAAAGGCTCGCTATTTGAGAAACTCATAGCGGAATCTACAGGAGGTGCCAGAATTGCAGATTAGTGTGACGGCACGAACAAACTCTACGAAAGAAATTTCGGAGCTGGAGAGGCAACATAACGCCGCCATAGCGCGTACATTGACAGCCGCAGTGGCCAGACTAGCGGTAGCCACTCCAGTCCGCACAGGTGTTGCACGCGCCGGCTGGAGATATTCTAATGGCAGCATACGCAATGACGTACCATATGTCAGTGAGTTGAACGCAGGCACCTCCCAACAGGCGCCCGCGCACTTTGTGGAGATGGCTTTACTAGCTGACCCGCATATATTACCGGACGGAACAATCGTCCATCGCGCCCGCTGAAAAGCGGGCTTTTTTTCGAATAAGGACACAGCATGAGCGGAGTTGTAATTGATGTCAAGACAGGGGCACCGCAAGCCACCGCTGACATCAAGAAACTATCCAAAGAGCTGGAGTCAGTGGGTCGTACTAACATCAAGGACAAGATCGTCCTGCCGCGATTCGATGATTTCAACCGACAGTTAGGCAACGCGGCCAAGCAGCTCTCAAATCTGCATTCCAATACACGAGCTACGGAGCGGTACAGTGTCACCGCTGCTAACAACAGCAGTGCCGCCTTTGAGCGAATGGGCAGTGTAATTAAAAAAGTCGCAACAGGCTTACTGATGCTCAAGGGCATCACGCTGGCCGGGCGGCTGTCTGATGATCTAACCGCCGTCAACAACCGTATCGCGATCATGTCCGACAACTTGGACCAGATCACATCTCGGCAGCGGCGTTTGTATGAGGTGTCCAAGGCCACCCGGGCGAGCCTTTCTGCCACCACTAACTTGGCTGTGGACTTCTCGCGTTCGCTGGATGGTTTGGGTTATTCAGAATCTCAGATCCTGCGCGTTGTCAGCACGATTAACAAGGCTGGCGCGCTGTCAGGCCAGTCTGTGCAATCCGTGAACGCGGCGTTGGTCCAGCTTTCGCAAGGCATCGCAGCAAACCAACTGCGCGGCCAGGAATATAATGCGGTTGCAGAGCAGCTGGGCTATATCCTGAAACCACTGTCTCGCGCGATGAATATGAGTATCGGCGAGATGCGCGAGTGGGCGAATCAGGGCGGTATAACCGCTAAGGCATTCGTAGATGGCATTACCAAAGCTAGCGCCGAGATCGACAGAGATTTCAGCCGCACTGGCTACACGGTGGAGCAGGCATTTGCGCGCTCCAGAAACGCGCTAAGCTACTTGCTCGGAGACTTTCTGCTATTCTCCGGTGCGGCCGCGAAGATGTCAAAGCGGTTAGTGTGGGTTGGCGATGTAATCGATGACGTCAATGAGACGTTCGTGGCTAAACTAGCGTTGATTAAGCTTCGTTTTCTTACTTACGTTCGACAAGTGAACTGGTCCTCGCGCATAACCACGACGCTGCGTTTGATGGTGAAATACGAACTGGATTGGAGCAGCGTGCTTCGAATCGCCAAAATCGTAGGGGTGGTGAAGACGATCGTCGATAGCTACTTCGGAATCTTCGAACCGCGACCAATCGAGCTGGGACGGGTGGAGGATCTGAAAAAGTATGCCAAAAGTATTGAGAGCGTCAGGCTAAAGAACCCCAAGCTTGATCTGACGTCACACGAGGGTCTAGTTGCGATTCGCCAGGAAGAGCTTGCGTCTACCAAGCGTGAAGTGATCCGTGTTTTCACCGTGTGGTGGACTAATGTCAAGCACACATTGAGCACAAAGATCATATTCCCGCAGGTGTCGATATATCAAAGCGCGCTTAACAACCTGAAGACTACAACTGCGACTATTGGCGCTAGCCTGCTTAAGTTCACGCTGCCTGGATTGCGCAAAATTGAGGCGACGCATGAACGCCTAAGCGATAACCTGATTTACGACAATCGTATCGCTCGCGCATTTTTGGACCTCTTCAACTCCAAAGGGCTGACAGACTTTCGTGAGAGATTGGCAACATTCAACGACCTGCGCGCTGTAGGGCGAAGGCGCGATGACGTGTTCTTCTTTGCAGCGGAGAACGTTAGGAAGATGCGTACGCAGTACGTTGCCGCACTCCGAGTGGCACGCGGTTTTGGCATAGGTAGCCAGAAGCTCATTTGGTTCGACACGAGCCCGGCCGTTGCACGTTTGAAGCATAACTTAGAAACATACCGCCGCGTATTCAAAATTCTGTATACCGATATCTTGGTGCCAAGGTTAGGGCCGGATTTATATGCGGCTATGCTGAAAACGCAGCTCATCTGGCGTGCATGGGTCGACGCCGCTAAGAATACCTTCAATTACGATACAGGCCACTGGATCGGGTACCGTTTCGCTGAGGCAGTTATCGCCGGCCTTTCAAAGCTGGGGGCTGCAGTTGTGAGTCTCTTCGATGGCAGTAAGGGCACTACATTGTTTGGTGGTCTGAAACTGTTGTTTTCACATTCATTCGGCTTCGTCACAGGCATACTCTCCGGCGTTTTGCAGGCGCTAACCGATAGTTCGTTCGGCGAGAAAGTGAGCAAGGGCCTCAGCCGCGTCGGCTCCATTATCAAGCAAGGCTTGAGGAATGTGTTCCCTACACGCGAAGAGACTGAGCGGCTATTCAAAGAGTTCGCCAACAGGTTAAAGTTGTCTGACGTCGCGTCACAGTTGGCTCTGATTGTTAGAGGGCTCTCCGCACAGTTCGCCAACTTAGGTGCGGCACTCCTGCGTGCGATCAATAAGGAATTCGAAATCGATTTCACACCCTCTGACGCATTCCGCAAAATGTTCGACGAGATTCGCAACGTGGCGGTGGCTGGTGTGCGCGTCGTGTTGGAGGTGATCAGTAAATTTGCAGCGGCAGTGAAGCGCGTATTCTACGACGTTTACGACGACGTAGTTGGTCACTCAACGTGGCCAGACCTAATCGACGGTATACTCTCGCACTCCAAGCGTATCGGCGCGGCGCTCCCGACGCTATCCAAGTTCGCTAGCTCCGTCAAGCGGCTTTTCAGTGAATTGCTGAACGTTATCGGTGGTACACAGCTAGGCGCACCCATCAAGCGCTTCGTTGAATTCGTGTTGGCCATAGATTGGAAATATATAGGGGAGCGCCTCGCTGTAAATCTTGGCGCCGCGATTGTCGGTGCATTGTTGCTGGTGTTTGGCGGCACTTTCACGAAGCTAGCCGTTTTGAACGTGCTATTCTCGTCGCTGCAAAAGGCCATCACGCCGAAAGCCGCTGATATTGCAGAGGAGCTGGGGGCTAGTATCGGGAAAATTGCAGGCCGCCTAGGTGACGCCGTCAGGCATTCTCTGGTCAACACATGGGGGCTCCTTACGAAAGGTCTTGGCTCGCTGATACGCGGTTTCCTCGGCGAGACCTTTTCAAAATTCACCACTATCGTGATCGGCTTGGTTTCCCCACTCAGCGGGTTCGTTGTAAAAGCAATGGGCCTGGATAAAGTACTTTCAGCCGTTTCCCTGTTCTTCGTTGCTTATGGGGTGCTGACCAAGAAGGGTTTTAAAAATCTCTACAAGTCGGTTTTTCAAGGCAGCTCTACGGCAATGCCATGGGCGGAGATTCTGTTCGGTCTGAAGGTGGGCGGCAGCAAGGGCACGGCATTATTCGCGGACACCGCGGCGCTGAAGCCCGTAGGTGTGGCGTTTGCGGCGGCAATGACTGGTACGGTCAGTAAGGCGGCTTTCGCGGTATTCTCGCTACCGTTCATACTTGAGGCAATCCTAGGGCCGGAGGCCTTCCGCAAGGCGGTGGCAAAGATTGGATTTGTGAACTCCTTCAAATACTTGTGGGCCCAGTTCAATAAAGCGTTTGCGAGTCCCCCTGGAACACCCCGTGGCATCGTCTCTAAATTTTTCAGTGGGTTGTTTACTCCAATAGCTAACAACTTCGGACCTGCACTTGAGTTTCTGCGTGCTAACAAGGTTGATTTTAAGACATTTCTAGACTTGTCCGGGCTGAACACCACGGCAGATATGCTTAAAGCCAGGATAAAACGGTTGTGGCTGGATCTGGAGATTTGGGCGCATCTAAACTCCAATTCGATACGCGGTGTACTGCTCAACTCTCTGTTTGACCTCAACCTACACGATATTTCCAGGTTTTTCTCGCGTGTGAAACTTTGGTTGGTAACGCAGTTCAACAAACTTATGGCACTGGTGGGTCGCCATAAGAAGATCCTGACTGCTGCGGCCCTGGTGGCTTACACAGGCCTTACGTTCGCTGGCCAAGGCGCTTCATTGTCTAGAGATTATGCATCGCGATTTACCGGAGCCAGTGCCGGTATCGCGGGTTATGCTGCGGCCGTGGTTGGCGCTGGCGTGGCGTTGACCTATTTCTGGAAGGTGTATAAACGCTTCTCGCTGTACAAGTTTGAGGGGGCAACTCCGCAATTGGCGTTTTTCAAAGCACTGGGGCCGGCCGCCATTGACGCTGCTATCGCGGCAAAGAATGCTGTGATGTCGTTGGGCGGTACTTTCAAGTGGTTGCGTAACAATATTAGTATCGATGCCTTCACGCGCAGAGCTGATAAACTAACCGTATTCGCGCCACTACACTGGCTCGCTGTGTCTATCCTGACCGGCATTCGCGGTATTTACAAAATACTCACACCCACGAGCATAAAGCGAATTAGCAGCGGTCTCTACGATTTGGTATCTAGTCTGGGCGCGGCGTTCAATGGCGTCATTCTTGGCGTTATGACGCCTGTCACGCTCATGATCAAAGGCGTGGCGAAACTCGTCGATGCGTTGCTCACATCGGGCACGGTGGCGAATACTGTAGCGTTAACGCTGGGTAACACGTTCATGTTGATCGGCAGATTGGCTTTCAATCCAATCGCGGCATTGGGTTCGCTAAGTTACGCGCTTCTGTCTACTGTACTCCCATTCAAAGCGTTCAAAGCCGCTGCTAGCGCAGAGGGCTTCGGCAAGTTTACTACGTTTATCTCTGTCTACGCGAGTACCATATCCGGTGCGCTGTTGGCTACAAAGAACTTCAGTGTGGGCGCCATCAAGGCTTTTGGAGATTATCGCGCGGCGATGGGCGCCGTACGCGCCGCCCGCGCAGACTTCGTGGCTACGACAGCGGCGACAACTGCGGGTAGCGCCTCCATTAAAGCTATGATGGAGGCGAGAATTGGCATGTCTATGGGCCAAGTAGGCGTAAAGGCCGGCAAGGCTGTTTTGAATGGTGTCAAGTCTACTGCGTCGATAGGCCTGGGGATGATTGGTGCATTGGTTGGAGCCTCTGGACCGTTGGCTCCATACATCGGCGGTGCCTTGATTGTTGGTGGATTGGTCGGCGTATCGCTATTCGGCCGCGGACGTAGCTTTTTTGACAAACTAGAATACACTTACGACAAGCTGAAAGAGATATTCGGACTAAGCAGCGCACCTACTACTGCTGGTGGGCGTCAAGGCAAGCTATGGGATACTCTAGGTCCCAGGCTCATCGACAAAAATACTTTCGATCCACTAGGCCGTGCACCAGACATCGATTTCAGCAAAATTAGCGACGCGCAGTCCCGTGTGCTGCTGAAAGCCGCAGAAGCGTATGACGAAGGTCTCAAGAACGTGGCGGACCGCGCGGTAGAGGACGGATGGTCGGCAGCATTGGCTACGCAAATGAAGTCGCTGGAGGAGGCATTCCTTGCAGTAGCGAACAGGATGCCCACACGAGAGACGCCATCACTGGAAACAACTAGCGAGCGTACTGCAAAAAGTCTGCAGTTCGTAGATACCAGTTGGAATTTGCAGCTGCGCAGGTATCTTGGTCTGCGACTCTCGGAGCCGTTGCAGGAGATGCCGCCTGCTATAGCCAAGCATGAGGCTTCTAAGGAAGCGGCACGCCTGAGGTTAGCGACCAAGAGTTCGCCTGACTTTTCGAAGCCGATGGAGGTCAGATTCATCGGATGGCTTGAGGAGTTGTTCGGCGAGAGCAGTATATCAGCGTCACTCAAGAAATTCTTAGGCGAGATTCGGCAGCTAGGTCCGGTGGGCGACACTATAGTCTCCCTCACTGCCCTAATTGCTGCCGCGCTTGGCACAATATTAACAGGCATTGGAGGCGTTCCAGCTGCAATAGCCGCACTACTGGCTGGTATCGCCGGATATTTAGGCGGCGGTGGTATAGCTTTGTGGCTGAAAGGAATCTTCTACAAGAAAGTCGAGCCGGCGGGCTATCAGAAAGACATGGCAGCGCGTGCCAAGGCGCGCGCTGAGGAGCTGAAGCCGTATGAAGCATTCCTTACCAAGGAGGTGCGCAAGGAGCGCGATGATGCGGACGCACGACTCGTATCACTTGTTGTTGAACGCGAAAGTCTGCTGCAGAAGGGCCGTGAGGGCAGTGGCTATAAGCCATGGGACAAAGCCTACGACAGGCGCCTTGAGCAGCTGGACACCGACATTGGGCTTACAGAGGGCTCGATAGAGCAGATCCACAAGAATGCGCTTTCACTTGGTAAGCAGCGAAAAGGCAAGCGCGAGCTGGATACGATGTTGGCAGAGGTGTCCGCCGACTTCACACGCTTCCTGGGCCTGGAGCTTGGTTCCAAGTTCTTTGGGACAGAGAGTGACTTGGCCGAGTTGACAAAGATAAAAGAAAGCAACTACGCCAATTACTATAACCGCACCGAAGCCGGTACACTGCGGGAGCGGCGCGACGCGTCTAGAAGCTTTATTGCGAATAGCAATTACGCCAACACACGTGCAGAGCAGATGAACGCTATCTCCGTCCCAGCGGACATCAAGCTTAAGGCAGATAGCCTCGGAGTGGACGCCGCTAAGCTGACTGAGAAACTGCGCTTCGATCCAAAATTGTTAGAGGTATTGAGCGCTTATCAGTTGGCACTGGCCGATGTCCAGCGGCAGTTGGATAACATCGATCCTAGCAAGGCGGCTGATGGGGTAGTTGCCGGGCTCTACGAGGCACAACGCATCATCAAAGAGTTGGCCAATAATCGCGTAGAAATCCCCGTTACGGCGAAGCTGAGCAGCATTAACGAAGCAATATCTGCGGTAAAAGGTCAGGAGATAAGTCTAGAAAATTTGGGATTACTACCTGCTTCTGCAATTGCTCCTGTTGTTGCCGCACTTCAAAAGGCTAAGAGCGAGCTGAGCACATTTAATAGCATTGTTCCGGACCCCAATAATCTGGAGCCGTACTTGAAGAGTGCGAGAGAATTGGCACGCGTTATGGCAGAGGCCAGGGCCAAGTTGGCGGATCTTAAGGTCACGAGCCTCGATGCCATCGACCGCACGGCTTCGACCAATGCCGGTAAGCTTGCTATGGGCGAAACCTCTGGGCTGTTCAGCGTACCTCCGGTACTGTGGGAGCGCAGCGGGTCCATGGCGAAGTTCTTCTCGCTTCAGAAGTCACTTGCTAAAGCCAGCGCGCGCGTGTCAGAAGCTAATGCGGCGGGCGTGGACGATCCGGAAGCCGCGCTTGCGTACGCCAAGGGCCAGCGGGATGTCAAGAAGTTCACCGAATCATTGGAACGTCTCGCGGAAGTTATAGAGGTAACGATCTCTTCTGCAATCGGTACACTTTCTAACGTCATCAGCGTAGACTTGTTCAACGCGCTGTCTCCGGCTAAACAAAGGTTGTTCGCTGGCATAGGTGGCACATTGCAGCTGGTTCAGGATAAACTGGATAAGCTCAAGCCAAAGATGGCTGGCACCGC